TTTTACAGGTGATGCAACTTCGGTTGTTCAACCTTATTTAACAGTAATATATATAATTAAGACGTAGGAGAAAATATGGCAACAAAAGCACAATGGGTAGTAGTATTTGATGACAAAGCTGTTATAAAAAATTTTGCTGAAGGAGCTGACAATGGCGTTGGCTATGTAATTTCTGATGACGATTTTTGGGGATTATCAAAATGGTCTAACATTTGGGCTATTCAATATGGAACACCTAATCCTAGTGACACTGTAGAATATAGAGATGCAACTCCTCATTCTACTTGGGAAGATGCTAACTTAGGTGATTTTTCAGATTTTATTAGTAGATGGGACGCACATCATTTATCAGAGTTACAAGCTAATTGGGATAGTGATAATATTGACGGTGAAACATCAGAAGATAAGATTGCAAGATTAGGTGCAAGACCTACTTCATACTCCTCTTAACATCATCCAAGAAGTTAAAATATACTTTTCACCTGATAGAGGTGGATTACCTCTGTGTAAATATGGAAAACCCGCTGGCCAAATAACCACTCTACCAGTTTTAGGTTTTACTCTTTTTGAAAAATGTAAAAACTCTGTTTCTCCACCTTCCTCTACATCGTTTAAATATACGGAAAAAACAAAAGCTCTAGGTTCATTTTCGAATCCTTTACCATGTTCAATATGCCAAACATGATAGCCCTCTGTAGGTAAAGTTTTTTGTATTTTTAAAGTTGTGAAATGAAAAGGATCTCCATAGGCTTCTAAGGCTCCTACATTTTTAGCATAGTGATTCCACGCTAAATCAAAGTTTAACATTAAAGGTTTTAAGTCTTTCCACCAAATCTCAATGTTTCCTCCATTTGCAAAAAATTGTTGATCTTGTTTATGTAATATAGAGGCTTTTTCTCCACCTATTCTATTAACGGTATTATTAAATTTATTTTGTGCTTCGTATAATTTTATAACTTTATTGCACTCTTCTTCAGTAATGTAATTATCATAGACGCCTACGAAATTAGTTATGTTTACTGTTTTTTCTTGCATTTTTATCCTTTATTTTTTTATTAAATTCAAAATGATTTTTTTCAACAATGTTAAATATTAAACTATATCTATTTTCTTTTTCATCAGACATATTGAAGCCATGTAATACTTCAGGGGGAAATATGTAATAATCTCCTGGTTCAGGGGTTATCTTTAAATTTAATTCAGGTAAGATTAAATCACATCCTTTTGTTAAATATAAAATACCATGAACACAGGGATGTGTATGATAGTCTAAACTATCTCCTGGTTTTATTTCATTTCCCCATGCACTTTGAATAGTGTTTTTTTCCAAAAAATATTCAAAAATTTTAGGATGAGATATTTGATGAGCATTTATTAAATAAGCTATAAAACCTTTAAAATTATCATTTTCTACATAATGATCCCAACTAGTCATTCCTCCTTTTACATTAGTATAATTTTGCATATCAGGGTTTAAATTATTTTTTACATCTAATATAAAATTATGAATTACGTGAGGGTATGGATAATTTCCATGTATTATGTTTATTGTTCTTGGATAAGTAATTGTTAAGCTATTTCTTACTTCATTTAACTTACTATTCTTGGTCAATAAGCTGATCATTTGTGACTTTCATTATTTTTAAAACTAATATATAAGGCACTATATGCTACAAAAATTAAAATTCAAGCCAGGTTTTAACAAGCAAGACACAGAATCAGGGGCCGAAGGTCAATGGACTGATGGTGATTTTGTAAGATTTAGATATGGATTGCCTGAAAAAATAGGTGGTTGGTTACAGTTAACAGCAGCCAATAAAACATTACCTGGAGCCGCAAGAGCACAAGTTGCATTTACGAGTTTTGCAGGGGAAAAGTATACTGCAATTGGAACATCTCAAGGTTTATTTCTTTATTATGGTAATGATTTTTACGATATTACACCTTTAGATACAGCGATCACTGGAGGCACACTAACAACCGTTAATGCCTCTAGAACAGTAACTATTAACAAAGGTTCACATGGTTTAGCTGTAGGACGATATGTAACTCTTTCATCTGTTACAGTAACAGGTGCATCAGATTTTACAGCGGCAGAATTAGAACAAGTTTATGAAATATTAACTGTGCCTGACATAGACAAATTTACCGTGCAAGCTTCACGTGCTGAAGGAGGATCTGGTATGACTGCGGCAGGGGCTGTAACTGTTAATCCTTATGTTGAAGTCGGACCAACAACTCAAACAACAGGATTTGGTTGGAGTACATCAACATGGGGAGCATCAACATGGGGAACAGCTAGGGCTACAAGCTCTGTAGTTCTAGATCCAGGAAACTGGAGTCTAGATAATTTTGGTCAGGTATTAGTTGCAACTATATTCAATGGCAAAACTTTTACATGGAATGCTGGTGCTACAAATGCTAGAACAATTAGNGCATCATTAACAACCTCTAATTTTCAAACTACCAACAACCCTACAGCCAGCAGATTTACTTTAGTGTCTGATAGAGATAGACACTTGTTTCACTTTGGAACCGAAACAACTATTGGTGATACCACAACACAAGATCCGATGTTTGTAAGATTTTCTAATCAAGAAGATTTAAATACATATACACCAACGGCTACCAACACTGCAGGTACATTTAGATTAGATACCGGTAATGAAATACGAGCAGCACTTCAAGGTAAAGATTATGTGTTTGTTATAACTGATCTTGCGGCTTACGTTATTCAATTTGTTGGTCCACCATTTACATTTAGTGTTAGACAGGTCGGTACAAACTGCGGATGTATTGGTCAACATGCAGCAACCTTTGTTAACGGTGCTGTATTTTGGATGGGATCGCAAGGTGGATTCTTTGCATTTGATGGAACAGTTAAATCTTTACCATCACTTGTAGAAGATTTTGTATTCAGCACAGATGGAGATAATCTTGGATTAAACTTTAATTCTAGAGATGTTATCTTTGCAGGTGCAAATAATTTATACACGGAAGTAAATTGGTTTTATCCAAAAGATGGATCCGATCAAATTGATCGATGTGTAACTTATAACTATTCTGAAAACTGTTGGACAACATCGTCCTTGGATAGAACAACATATCAAGATCAAAGTGTATTTGATAATCCATACGCTACAGATTACGATGACTCACTAACACCAGTATTTCCTAACATATTAGGAATTACAAATAAATACGGAGCTAGTATTTATTACGAACACGAACAAGGCACGGATCAAGTTAACAGCACAGCAACGACAGCTATTCCTGCGTTTATTAGATCAGGAGACTGGGATATAACATCTAGACGTAGCGCTCTTGGTCAACAAACTGGTGTAGCGGATTACAGAGGAGATGGGGAGTTCTTTATGGCTGTTAGACGATTTATACCTGATTTTAAATATCAAACTGGTAATGCTAAAGTAACATTATTAGTCAGTGCATATCCAGACGATGTGGCTGTCAGCTCACCTCTTGGACCCTTTACAGTTACATCAACAACTGATAAGGTAGATACTCGAGCCAGAGGAAGACTTGTATCTGTCAAGATAGAAAACGATGGCACAGGTGAAACCTGGAGATACGGCACACTAAGATTAGACGCACAACCGGATGGTAGAAGATAATGTCAGTAGATAAAAAAATAAATTATGAAATGCAAGGTGATGAAAAACCAGCAAGAAATTATTTAGGTAAACAAAAAACTGTAACCGTTCCTGTTAAATGGAAATCTAGTCCAGAAGCTCCTGCAACAGAATTAGCTTATATTACTAAAAAAGAAAAAGATTTATTAATTAAAAAAAATTTACATGGTTCTTTAAAAAAAGGCCCTAATACTGGTCCTTCAGGGATTATGTCTTTAGACTCCCAAGGAGATTATACCAGAGATAGAAGTCAAGACGCAGCTAGAAGTCAAATGTCTAGAAGAGATAGTGAAGCGGCTGTAAGACAAGAAGCGGAACTTAAAAAAGTTTTAACAGGTCAAGTAGATAGAGGTCAAACAACTAAAACAGGTCCAAGAACAAGACAGTATTCTAATTTACCAGAAGTTATAACAATGCCTGATGGCACACGTAAATATATTGGATCAGCTTATAAAAGTTATGGTCAACCAAGTTTTTTTGGAAACTTATTTAGTAGAGGAGCAAGTGGTTATAGAGGCATAAAAGGACTACCTGTTTTTGGAACACCTACATTTGAAACTAGACAAAGACCTGACGGTGGTGAAGAATACTTTACTGAAGATGAAGAGTTTGGAGAAACTAGAGAAGCACTACCATTTGGAATAATGGGAATTCTTAAAAATGTAGTAGAAAAACTTTTTAAAAGACCTAAAGATATGTCCCAATTTAATAAATTAAGTTTAACTGCTCCTGCAGATCAAAAAACATATATTCCTAAAGGAACTGATCCTTCAATGATAATAAATGATCCTTTTGGAAGATTACTATTTGCAGATCCTACTCAAGCTATTTCTCCATCAAAGGTTGAAGTAGATTCTTCTAGTTTAGTACCTGACGTAAGTTCTTCTAATTTAACATCACTTGTACCAACCGGGATAGATACTGTTCTATATCCAACGCAAGACACGAATGATCAACAACCTTTAATTGATGAATCGCCTAAGTATGCAAGTAGACCATATCCTTTTTTTCCTTATAGCGGGAGCGTTTAATGGCTAAAGTAACAAACTACATACCTGAACCAAAACAAGAATACGACGTAGAAAATCAAAGACAGATACTAGAGTCTTTGACTACACTACAGAATCAGTTAAATTTTTCTTTTCAACAAGACTTGAAAAACGAACAAGACGCATTTAATTATTTCATGGCATGACAATACAATATAAAAACGCAATTAAATCTTTAGCAGATACTAATTTAAATACAGTATTAACGATATCTACGACTTCTGTGGCTATTGTTAAAAGTGTTTATTTTACTAATTCTAGCACAGGAACTATTTTGTGTAATGCCTCTATGAGAGATAGCTCAGCGTCTTCTGATATAGAATTTTTTAGAAAAAGCATAGGTGCTTCATCACAAGAAAATGCTTCACCTCAAGGCTTGAATTTAGAAGAAGGAGATGCTATAAAAGCACAAGCAGCTACAGCAAATAAAGTAACAGTTGTTGTTAGTTATGCTTTAATAACTAGAGAGAATGAAAACGGATAATTTACCAAAGATAGATTGTACAACTATAGTAACATATAGAAATACAAAAACTGGCGAAACATATAAAGAGAAGAAAGAAGGACC